GTTATTTGTCTTACCAAAAGCTCAAACAACACTCCGGTATTCTTAACCTTAGAATGTTTTATTTTTTTCATTTATTTCCCTATATTTAACCTACTGTCTATAAACTAACACATATAAATATAAACTTTTTAATGTTTATTAAAATTTGATGTCATCTAACAGGTTATTTTCATCTAAAAGGTCTGATTTTTGTGATTTTTCACTTAAAATCCTCTTTTTTGCCGAAATCCCATTAATATATTCTTGTGCTAATTTTTTACTTGATTCAATTGAACGAGTTTCTCTCTTACGTTCTTTTTCGTTTTCTTTGTTTCCCAATGGGTCTCTGCCATATGGATGTTTATCTTTACCATATGTATTACCTTCTCTTGGTCTACCACCTTTATTATCCACAATCTCCTGCTTCATTTTTTCAATCTCCTCCTCCACATTTTGTGGTTCGGGTTGATTAGCAGGGTCTTGTCCTTGCTGTTCTATTGAATTATATCTAAATCTATCTTTAAGGTCTAGTATCATTTTAGCTCTCTCCATATCCATTTCATCCTCACTCATGCTAAATACATTGTGATATACCCAATCAGTAGATAACATATTCATTCCTTTGATATCAGTTGCTAATCTAACTTTCTCACTCCATAAGTTTACCTTCTCTTGCTCATATATTGTAGATGAGTTAGTTAAAGTAAGTTGGAAGTTTGTCATTTCAGAATCATCAATACCCTGTCCAGCTAAGTGAACGATTGCAATCTTATATAATTCACTAACAATTGTTCTTTGAATTCTTTCGATAGTTCTAGCAAAACGAACATCTTCTGCAGCCAATGTAGCTTTACCATTAACGTTCTCATCATATGATAAGTAAGCCTTTGGAACTTTTAATGCAGCAAATAGTTTAGCTTTTAGATAATCAATATCTTCAACCGCTGCATAGTCTAATCCAGCTAAGTTTTCAATTGATGTACCACTATCTCCACCTCTAACAGGTAAGAAGAAATCTTCAGTAAGATTCTGAATATTGTATTTTAAGTTGTAGTCACCACTATTTTTATCAACAAATGGAGTTTTCTTCATTTTATTGATAATCTTTTGCATATAGTTATCAACCTCTTGCGGGTTAATGTTACCAATATCAATTTTGAACACTCTTTTTTCAGGTGCTCTCATAATACGATGGATTAACATCGCATCTTCCATAAGCGATAATTGTTTCCAAACCCTACGGCCGTTTTCAATCATAGCCTTACCATATGGAAGGAAGTTTGTATCTGAAAGTAATCGGAAGTGAGCCATTTCATAGTTCTCATATTCCTTTTTACCAAATCTATCTAATTCAACTTTGTATTTAACATAGTTTTGATTCAATGGGTCAGTACCTTCCAATCTTTCCGTATTATATACAGAATATGGAGTTACATTAATAATACCCTTACCTTCAGCTATTTCCAATGCTAAAAAGAAATCACCATACTTTACCAAATTTCTTACCCAAGGCCACAAATTAAATTCTATGTTTATTACATCATAGAATAAGTTATGTAGGATTGCACTTACATTTTCGTTTGATGATTTGATTGCCAATACATCACCAAATTCATTTTTTGTTGTTGATTCATCAGCGTATATATCTAATGCAGATGCTATAATTGGGTCATTATCCATAGCATCATAATCTCTGAATAATTCTCTACGAACTTGGTGGTATGCCATTGATTGGGCACCCTGATTAGTTTCGTAGTAAGACCTTTGTAACTTTGTATATCTATCTCTAAGATTTACGAAGTTTGTATTCATTTGACGTTCTTCGGTATCTACTACTCTACGCTTACCATCTTTATCAACAGTTACTATTGCGTTTGTTGAGAATAGTTTTTTCAGTCTACCAAAAAAACTCCTGTCATCTATTTCTTCTTGTTCTGCCATAATTTATTTACCATTTTCTACAAGACCAATATCTTGCTTTTGTTCTAGGACCAGGATTATCACAATTATGTCTTGCTCTGAAAGATTTTCTTCTATCAGGATTAGACTTCTTAATTCTCATTGTTTTATCTCCAAAGTTTACTTTAATTACCTTTCCTGTTTTTGGGTTCTTAACATAAACTTTAAACTTCTTAACATCACCTTGAGATGGTTTGCCTAATTTTACTTCTCTACCTTGGTATTCTGCTTCATAAACACAATTACAATTTGCTTCTTCTAATTGAATTGAATATCCTTTTAAAAAGTTTATAAAATCATCCATATCTTCTTGCTCAACATCCAATTCATCATAATCATCAATTGGATTATCTTGTGGTGTATCCCCCATTGAATATGCATTATCTACATACTCATCTTCTTTTAGGATATTTGTTAATTTAATCATAGAATTTGTATTTTGACATTATATAACATAAATATCGTAAATTATCAAAACACTACAACCATTGAGATAAATCTTCAAATCCATCACCAATTCTCATCTTCCAAGGGTTATCATCCATAGTGCTACCACCACCATAAATACCATTATAAGTATTTGATGTAATACCACCTACCGCACTTTTTGTTAAATCAATACCTTCTTGTCTTAATCTAAGCGCAGTATCCCTAACCCACATACCAATTGAAAATGCCATTACCAAGTCATCGTTGTAACCCTTCATAGCTTCAGCTCTACCATTCATATAAATAAACGTAAATAACTCATCTATCAAACGAGTAGAACGAACTATAACTGATTTCTCTCTAAAGTAATCAGTTAATTTAGATATAATCAAAGGTCTAGTTTTAGATGTAGTTGAAAATCCGGCAACCAATCCTCTATCCTCAGCTCTATATTTATTTGTCATTTGATTCTCTACATCGATATATTTTAAATCCTTACTCATATAGAATAAGTTTTTATATCCTCTATCAATTACTTGCTGAATTGTTGCCCATCCAATATTTGCATTCTCTATTACAAGTAAAGCATCATTATATTCCGTTGAAAGTGCTACTAAGAAGTTTCCAAAATCTTTTGTATCAACTTTGCCTTTATATTCAGCTACTTGAGTTGAATTAACTACATCAATTACATGACACGTTGAATAATCGGCTCCATCGCCTCTAGCCACATCGGCTACTACCATATATGATTTTTGATAATCAGCATGTTCCCATTTCCAAAGATTTCCATCAAATCCACCTTTCTCAATTGGTTCCTGAATATATGTTTCTTTATAGAACATTAAAGTTTCCGGTTCAATTACAGTTTCACCAGAAGATACGAAGTCACAATCACATTCCTGTGCTGCTTTCTTTATACCTAATAATTCCTCTTGCTGGTCTCTCCATTTTTGGTCTCTCTCAGGATGTACTGTCCAATGTAATCTGATTGTGTTGAATGGATTTCTACTTTCCTCAGCTCCTAACCAAGTTTGGTGAAACCAATTACCGACACCATTAGGAGTAGATAATGCAATACAACTACCACCCGTAGATAGAGTTGATTGAGCTGCTACCCAAATCTCGTCGATATCATCAATGAAAGCGGCCTCATCAAATATAAGAAGTGATAAGGCTTCCGAACGTCCTGCATCAGGAGAACTAGCAATAGCCTTAATTTGAGAACCATTTGTTAAACGAAGGGAAAGCTTATTATCTTCCATAGACCCGTTTTTAAGCCAACTAGGAAGCAATTCATGCATTACTCTTACCTTTGTTACCAAGTTCTTTGCAACATCTTGCTTTGTTGCAATAACTAATACGTTAAAATCACCATTAAATATCATTTTCCAAAGAGCGTATCCAGCCGATAGGGTTGAGATGCCAGTTTGTCGTGATTTCAATACTATATTAAATCTATTACCTGCAAATTGAGTTAGTGTCTTTTCCTGAAATGGAAATAAGTGGAAAGGTATCTTACCTCTAACTGGATGTTGAATCATACAATACTTCTTCATAAAGTGAATCGGGTCTACCGCACACTTTTTGTATTCTTCTGCAATAATATCTTTTAGAGATTTCTTTTGTGTTATACCAGTACTCATATTAATCGTTAAGTGGTCTTACTAAATCGTAATTTTTATCTTTTAATTTATCGTAAGCCTCATTTCTTAATTTAGTAGCTTGTTCAATCTCACCTTCAAACTTAACAATCTCTAAAAGTATTTCTGCTTTAAGTTCTTCTACATCTCTTTCCATACTCCAAGTTTCAATCTTACCATCTTCTTGAACTACTTCATAAGTTTGCTTTGCATCTCTATAAGCTTGTTTAAATTGGGCTACAACATCATTACCATGTGCAATCATATTAGAGTATATTTTATAATCTTCATATGCTTCCCACAATCCATCATATTTAATTTGAGCTTCTCTTAAAGTAAGGCAGTGTAAACAATATCCAGTTTTAGATATTAATTTTTTATCAACTCTACCTATTTTGATTGTTTTGCAATTTTCAGATTTACAAGTGTTTAACTTATCTAAATAAGCTCTTGTTTCAGCCATTATATCACCCAGTTCTGATGTTTGTACTTTACCAGCTGCTAATTGCTCCCAAGATTTGCCATCATCATCAGTCCATTTTTCACCAACCTTACGTTTTATAATTTCTTTATCTGCTCCAGAAAATGAAATAAATGATTCCTTTTCATATTCAGCACCATGCATTACCATATCTACCAACTTCCTACGAGTTGGATGCATAAACTTTTTATTGAATTCCTTTG